AGGCCCTGCCCCACGTCCTGCATAGTGTCGCGCCCGAAGGTGCGAGGGCCGCGACGTTCGCCGGCAAACAGTGCCGCCTGCGGATTGACGATGATGCGCCCCACGGTGCCCTCCTATACGTCGATGTTGCCCTTGCGGACTTGGTTCGCAAGGTAGAGCGCGTGATTCTTGCCAGCTCCGGGAGGCAGAGTGGCGGCGTAGGATTCAAGCGAAGCGGCCACATCCTCGTCCTCGCCCACCCAATTGTTTGAGTTGGCGGCGACAATCTCGTCGAACTTGTCGTTCACGATGTTCACTTCGGCTGCGTCGTCGTCGGCGCCTGTGCCGGCTTCGGCCTCAAAGGCGACCTGATCCATGAGCGCCTGTGCCGCCTTCTCGCGGGCACCGTAGATGCTCTCGTCGGTCTGCGCTTGGAGTTGTTGCCGCATCGCCTGCTGCTGCAATCCGAGTTGCGCCAACCCCTGCCCCGCCTGGTTCTGAGCTTGGAGCATCGCGCCATACCCGCCCATGCCGCCTGACTGCCCCGCATTAGCGGCAAGACCCTCGGCAGCCTGCTGCGTCAAGTCCTGCTTCTGAGCGCCAAACTCCTTGCCCTGCGCGCCAAGCATGTCAGCCGCAGCCTTCTGCTTGGCAGACACGCCTTGGTTGGCGAGGTCGGTCTGCGACTTCTTAGCCGCAACCGCCTGCTGCCGCAACCCGGCTTTGGTCTTGATTGCGGCCATATCGGCAGCGCCGCCCTTGAGATGCACGTTGATGGGGTCCGCCATTTGCTACCTCACAATCTGGTTCTTGGTCGTCGCCAAGTGCTTCTTACCGTAGATGAACACCCAATGCCCGCCGTGGCCCGCCCAAGTATAGCCGGGATCTGCAAGCCCTGCACCTGCCGCTTGAATAGACATGCGAACTTCTAGGGCCTGCTCGCACCCTCCGGTCAACGGAGGGGCGACAACGGCGCCTGCGGTGTCGTAGGTGTTCGTGCGCGTCACAGTGCGGGAGGTTCCCCGACTCGCCCAAATGGGAAAACCCTGGGCGGCAAAGCCTGCGCCGGTTGGCCCAACCGGTCCGACCAGCGGAACCGACATGAGGCGCACAGGTCCAAGCGTTGAGCGATAGGTGCAGCGGTCAATCGTGCCGGTCCACGAGGCGCAATCCGTTGAACGGTAGGCAACCTGCGAGACGGCGTTGAGGTCGCTGCGGATGCCAGACAGAAGCCCGACGCCGCACGCCCAGGTCTGCGTTGCAAGGTTCGGCTCTGCGCCAGAAGCCAGCGCCGACCACCCGCCAAAGGCGTTGCTGCGTCCCGGCATTGACCAGTTGAGCCCGGCGACGACGTGGTGAATCGTGATTGGGTAGGCAAGCGGGATGATGCGGCGGTCGCAGAGCGCGTTGTTGTAGGGCGCCGCGCCCACGTTGTTCGCGCTGCCCACGTTGGTAGAGCAGATTGCGCCGCCCTCCACCATGTTCTGCATCATGGGCACCGCGATAATCTCATAGGCTGCGGTGTCGTCGAGTTCTTCGTATTGCGGTAAAGAGCCGTCGCGCTCGTAGGAGCCTGCCACACCGCGCTGTGCAACCGCGTCAAGCGCCGCCATGTTGGTTGCAACACCGTCGTTGCTCGCCGCCTCAATGGTAGTGTCCGCTGCCGGCGCGGTAATAGTGACCGCGTGCGTCGCCGGGATACCGAGGTGAGACGGCATGTTCTGCATAGGGAAGCCGAGAAGCGACACGTCCCGGCTCATCAGTTCGCAGACGAAACGCAGCGAGACGGTGACGGCGGGAAGGGCGAGGTAGACGCCATCGACCTCGGCGGCTTCGTAGGCGCGAGGCCAATCCAGCACAAGGACGTATGACTTCCACGGCGAGACAGCCTTGCGAAGCGATTGAATAACAAACGGATTCGCACGCAGGAACGCAGACTGAAATGCAAGCGCGGGCAGTTCAACCGAGAACACCTCGGCGTCCGGCTCCAAGGAGGTGTTACCGAACACGGTCGGCGAATGCTCCAAGAGGGTCAGGTGTAAGGTCAGGTTGAGCGCGGCGGCTTGGCTCAACCTGCCGTCCACGCTGCCGGCTGCAACCGGGGTAATCTGTGGGGCAGCGCCTTCGTCGCCTTGGTCGAATGATAACTGCACTTCTTCCAAGTACATGCGCGGCGCTGCTGCGCTGAGGTTCGGTTGCGTGCCATTCCAATACTGTTGCGGCAGCGGTAGGACGAATGGGACCGGGACGCCGTTTGCGTTGGTAAGAAGTCCGGGCGGTGTGCGAAACGCCCAAAACGGCAACTGCGGGAAATGCAGGTTGACGCGGAATGGTGCCCCCTTCTCCGCACAGTTCTCCGCACCGACAAGCGCTGTAGACAGCGCCGAGGCGACCGACTGCAACGGGGTAAAGACGTTCTGTAACGCCAACTTGACGCCGCGCGCCATGCCGCCTCTGGTGAACGTGGGCATTACTGCACCTCCTCAAGAAAGGTCAACGTCCATGACCAGTTTGCATCTGCCCAAGGGCGAACCGACCAGCCGTGAGCGCCAGCAAAATTGTATCGCGGAATCACGATGCCGAGGCGGACGCGGGACAGTTCGGGCAGCGCAATACCAAGCCCGCGCTCCTCAAGAGCAAAGCCCCAAAAGCCGTTGAACGCTCGGACCACAGAAGGGTAGTGCGGCGGCAACATCGTGTTGGCGTAGGCAGGCGCAGGCAGCGCGTCGTTCATGCTCCAGAACGCCCGCATATCCAATCGGTTGAACAGGTATTGGAGAAGCGATTGCCGGCGAATGTCCGGGGTCCAGCGGTCGTCCACGTCCACGAGAACGGTCATATCGCCGTCCACCGTCGCGCAGTTCGGCGCAACTGCCCGCCCGTCGTAGTCCAAGGAAACCGCAATGCCGTCGAGGATCGCACCCTTGGGCATGGCGATCTTCGGCCCCCACACCACGATGCGGTCAAACGGAACCGGGATCATCTCCGGGTCAATGTACGGGTTGCGCGTCCCCTTGTACCGCCATTCGTTGCGCTTGTCGTCGGAGTTGTAGAAGAAGTCGGAGTTGTACGCGGACATGAACGGCAACTGCCGGTTCTCGCCGCCGCCCATATTGAAGCCGCCGACCAACTGTGTCTGAACATAACGCTTCGCCCGGTTGCGCTTGGGGATTGCATTCCAAAAGGAAACAATGTCCCGCATGGCGCGGTCTAGGCGATTGCCGTCCGCCGTGGTGCCGGGGGAGAATTGCTCTTGCGTTTGCTCGCGGTTGCTGAGTCCCACCCTACACCTCGAAGATCACGGTGGCGTTGACGTGCGCCCGCGTGGTTGCATTGTAGCACCCGACGATGCCGACTGCTGCGGGGAGTCCCGCGTTGTTTACCACGTTGCCCGCTGCCACCGCGTCGCCAAAGGTGCAGCCAACGAACACCGCACGCCCGCCTGCCGCCACGTCAACGAAGTTGCCGCCGAGGCCGCTGGGCCGCGTGAACCGGCAGTTGTTGAACACGACCCGAGCGCCTGCGGCGACGGTCACTTGAGCGCCTGCGGGGCGCCGAACGCGAGCATCGAAGTGAATCCCTGAGAACACCGCGCCAACACCTGAGACGGCAACCTGCCCGATCTCGACCGCGCCGGGTTGTCCCGCGACCTGGCCCCAAGGCTTTGCCACCGCTGCGCCGGGGTGTTGCCCTGCAAGCAGAAGCGCGCTGTTGTCCGAGTTCGCAAGTTCGCTGTACTCGTCGCCCTGGATCAGCAGCGACGGTGCGAGGGCAGTCGCCAACTCAAAGAGCCGGTCGATCTGCGAGTCGCCCTCAATGCTGTGGCGGTCCTCGTTTCGTTTATCGGGAAGCCCTACAACTTTCACGGCTTACCTCCCGATGCGGCGGCGACCACCCATCTTGAGCACCCGAGTAACGACCTCGCGCAACACCATCTTCTCAGCGCGGTCCCGCACATGGCCGAACAGCAGAACCGAGATCGTCTCGCCGCGAACCGAGTCGGAGATGGCGATGGTATCGACTTGCTCGTCGTCGACGAGGTAGTTGCCTTTGGTGGCGTCAGCGGTTGATCCCCACTTGAGCCCGCCGTCAAACACCCTGCGGATCATCGCCGCCGTGGCGTCTTTGACGCGGGAGCGGGCAGGGACCGTCTTGGCGACAAGTTCGTTCTGCCAACCGCTCCAGTCCACAATCTGCCCGCTCCAGTCCTTCCAGTCGCTTGAGTAGTAGGCGTTGAGCAATCCCCAAGGCCAAGCCGCTGCGATCCCGCTGGTGCCCTGCGCGTGTGTCAGAACCCGCAGGAACATCTCGCGCAAGCGAACCTGCCCGCCGCCGTCGAGTTGAGCGCCCTTGAGTGCCCAATCCACCGGCTGCGCGGCGTCGTCGTTGTTGTGCAGCATGTAGGCACCGGTCAACGGCACTGTGCTTGTTCGGTCAAACTGCCGCCAGGTGCGAATGCGCGCCTGCACGTTGAACGCTGCTGAGACACCGACGAAGGGAACAGTTGCCGGGGCTATTGCCCAAGCACACCCTGTCGACGGCTGCGTCGTTACGCGGGTCATGGCGATGTAGAACAGCGGTTGCTCTAGGCGTCGAGAAAGGTTGAGCGGGATCACCGAGTTGTAAGTCAACGAGATTTGATTGGCTGCCGGCCTGTTGATTACCCAACCCGCCGAGGTCAGCAACCGCTCGTTCGGCCACACCACGTCAATCGCCGGTCCTGCGCCGACAAGCAGCGGCGCCCATCGGGTATCGTCAAAGGTCACGTCTGCGTCGATGTAGCCTACCGGCTGCCCGTTGGCTGCGTCGCTGGGTTGCACGGTTACGGGGATGAGCCAAGCTCCGCCGGCTCCGACCGCGTTGCCGCCTGCCGATGCCGTCCAACCCTGCCACAACTCGATCGGCTTTCCGAACGAGATCACGGGGTCGTCTGCGGCAACCGCGCCGTGATGCGTCCACCAACCGAGGTGCTGCCGGTTGTCCTCGCCGTACTCAACGCTGCGATCAATGCCGCCGCCTCTGCCGAGTTCTAGCAAGTACCAACTCGCGGTTGTCTCTTGGTCCGCCATGAGCGAACTGCTGAACGTCTCCGGTCCAGCCGCCGCAAACACCCGCCCGTCAACCGCGCAAAGGGCTTGCAGGTCCAGCGACGAGATGCCAACCGTGGTAGCGAAGTTGCTTGCCCGGCTCTCTGCCGTCCAAATGCTCCACTGATTGCCGGTGCGGCACAGGACCGCTTGCTCGGAGGGAAACAGGACGAGAAGCCTGTCACGCAACGGCTCGTAAGCCATAGAGACTTTATCGAGGTCGCGCCATTCCCATTGCAGTCTCGGCGTCTCGCCGGTCGGCGGGGTGTACCCGCCCTGCTGCGTCATCAGGAACGCCGACAGCGGATTGCCGAAGCCTTCCGTCACAAGCGACTTGAGCGCGGGGGCTGCGTTCTCTGCGTCGTACTGCCCGCTTGACGCGAACACGCCGCGCTTTCCAAGCCACACAACGCCTTGGTTGAACGCCAACTTCGCGCCAGGTCCAGCACAGCCTGCGTCCCCGCTCACCAACCGCCAAGAGCCATCGGTCTGAAACGTCCCCGCCTTGGGGCGGTAGATGCCGAACTCCGTCGAGGTCCACACCAACAGATTCTCAAAGACCGTGGCAATCGCGGTGATCTCGTTTTGGAGCGGCAGCGTCACATCGTTGCCGGCGATGAAGCCTCGCGCGTTGAACTTGTCCGAGAAGTAGAGCGTCCGCCCGGCGCCCAGCACAAGGCGGTCATCCCACACGCACACGTCGGCTGTGACGGGCGTTGCGGACTCGGGGCGGTACTCGTACGAAAACTGTCCTTGCTCAAGCGAGAGGCGGCAAAGCGGCGCAGCCTCGCCCATCCGCGAGTCGAGCAGAAGAAGCGTTCCCGCCTGTGGGGCAACCTGCTCAAACATCGAAGGGCGGTAGCACCAAACGCCCGCCGCTGGCGTGCCAAAGACAACCGTGTCGGCCATCTCGCAGAAGAACGCTCGCTCGCCGGGCTCTGCCCTCGTCGGCACAATGCGGTCGGCGTTGGCGTCGCTGTTGCCCCAAGGGCGAACGTCCTGCGGACTCACAGCACCCATGCTCACGGAAGGCGTCTGCATGTGCAAAGCGAACTCGGCGTGCGCGTTAGCCGTCACATCGTAGACGTGCAGCATGTACTGCTGCGCCCATTGCCCGTAGAGCCCGAGGCCCTGCTCAGTGTCGAACGTCATCCCAAGGGTGCGTAGAAGCGTGAGAACCTGCACCCTTCCCGCATTGCTGCGAAAGGCGAAGGCGCCCAAAACCTCTTGAACGCCCGACGCCGTATCGCTGTCATTGAACTGCTGCGTGCAGTCCCATTGCCCGATTTGCCCAAAGCCTTCGCGGACCTGCACAGCCTTTCCGTGGGCGTACAGGTTGACAAGCACGGGGCCGCGGTCTGGATAGTCGTCGTCCATCCCGAGCGATAGGCTTGCAATCTCAGGCTTTTCAGTCGCCATTGGCTACTTCCTATCTTTCAACATTGAGGTTGCCGCCTTGGCCCTCGCTGCCTTTGGAGTCGGCGGATAAAACGTCCGCTCGCTAATCCCTACGGGACGGCTGTTGAGGTCGGTGTAACCCTTAGCCGGCGTTGCTTTCGGCGGTGCCGGGGTCATCCGTGCGGCTGCCGCTTCTTTGCTGGCGTAGCCGCTGCCGAACTCTTTGCCGAGCGGAAAATCCATCTCCGCTTGAGAGTCCGTCTCACTTTCGCCCATCATTTCAAACATCGCATCTTCGTCGGTGCCGGGACGCGCAAACATCGGTAACAGATTGGGGAACGTCTCTCCGCGCTCGCGCATCCCTTTAAGTTTCCCGCTGTCGTAGGCGTCGGCATACGCCTGCCGTTGCGCCGAACGCCATTGCGTATAGCGGTGCTTTTGGTCAGGGGTCATACCCCTTGCCCAATCCTCAAAGTTGGGGCCATCCGAATCGTAATTCACTTTGACAACGCGAGGTTCTGGCATGGCACACCTACCAAACGAGGTTGACCCGCATGTTCTGCGGCGTCCTGGTGATGAAGAACCGCTCCATGTCGCTCTCGATGGCGGACAACTCGCGGAGCAACTGAGGGTTATCCCCGCCGTCGCGCACCGAGTAGTATTCCTTCGCTGCGGTCAGAGCGATCAACTTGTGGAACTGTGGGAAGTCGTCGATGTACTCGGTATCCGCAGGCGCCGTCTTGGACCAGTCGATGCCGGTCGCGTTTTCCGGCTTGCTCGGATACGGCACATAGAACACGCCAACCGTCTTGGTCACAGGGCCAGGAAAGAACAGCGCGTCCTTAATGAAGCAATACGCCGGCTGCCCGTAGCCCAACCCGGAAGTGCCGATGCTGCTGTTGTAGAGTTCCTGCAACGAGCCAACCCCGGTCAACTCCTGGGTGATTTCCATCGTCGACGGGTTGAGATAGAACACGCCTTGAAGCCGCAGCAGCCGGGGAGCGTCCACAGTTTTGCCAAGAATGCGCGGCACAACCTGCGAAAGCGAAAGCGAAGTCGCGTTGCTCACCGTGTAACTCTGCCGCTCGATAATCGACATGGGCGACAACTGCGCGATCTTCTCGCGCACCGTGTCATACGCCCCGCGCAGCGCCAACTGCGCCTGCAAGTCGCTGATAAACGTAGTGTCGCTCTCGTCGATGTACGAACGAAAGAGGTTGTAAACGTCGGTGACGTACACGGTCAGACCTCCCTATTTTCTAGGATACCTGCTCTCGAACTGGCGAAGATGTGCACTTTCAATATGTTCTGGAGGGCGCGCCCTGTCCCGCCCGGCATTGGTAGACCGCGCTCGGCGCAAGACAATTTCTTCTTGCTCTCTGTCTTGCTCGCTCTTTTCAATTTGCCGACGAAGCCACTCGCCCCGTTGCGAGTTGGTCAAAATGGCCGCTTCAAGCCCCCCATACGGTTTTCCTGACGTTGGTTGAACTGCCTGCGGTTCTGGGTCTGGCCTTCTTTGGTATGGACCGCCAAATGTCGTATCCCACGCTGGAGTAAAGTCGCGGCTCATCTGTTCTTCGGGAACAGGCTCGTTTAGAACGTCAGGACGAAAGTCTTTGCCGTTGATGTACGTTCCACGGAGGATGTTCCGATCACGCCTCGGATCCCCGCCAGCGGAAGAAATTGCAAGCGCGTCTGATAGTTGCGTATTTCTGCTTGTAACTTGGCCTTCCGCTTTTGCGTCTCGTTCATCGTTCTGTTCGCGTTGATACCTTTGCAGCCAACTATCCTTCTCCGCCAATTCTTCTGCCGCCTTCTGGCGAGCGGATTTATTTTTCTTCATACCTAACCCCCTATCGTCCCGCTCGTAGACCCGTTGCCCGCAAGCGCGTCGCCCGGCGTGTGTTCCATGTCGCCTTCGCCCATCGGGCGCGGACCCGGAACACCCTGCTGCTCAGGCGGCACCAACTGCGGGGCAGCCGGGAACACCTTGGCGGAAGCGAGCGCCTTGATCTGCTCTGCGCCTGTTCCCATCGGAACCGACACAGATACAAGCACTTCTCGAATGTAGTCCTGCACCATCGCCGCTTCTAGCAAGGTCTGCTGAGCGGTCGGATCGCCGGAACGTTGCGCCTCTAGCGCGAGGTTCATCTCCTCGTAGTACGCAGGCGAGTTGATGAATTCCTCGAACACGTCCTTGATTGCCTCAAGGTCGTCGGAGGGGAAGATTTCAATCTGCTGGCCCATACGGCAGGCAGCGAGCAGGTCTTGCGCGTGCGAGAGCGCGACCATCTTCTTGCTCGCCGACTTCTGGCCGAGCTTGAGCGAAGTCTCTTTGAGGTACTCCGCAGGCTGGATCACGCCCGCCGTCACAAGGTTCATAAGCCTGCGCTCGCGGTCCTCTTGCGTCACAGCGAACAGGCTGCCCATCTCGATGAACACCTCGGGGTTGCCCACCAAGTCAGTGCCCGCGACCTCCTTGAACACCACCGCGCCCGCAGCCTCGTCGAAGAACTTGATGTTCTGCGACTCCGGCAAGTACGTTTGCCAGTAGACAAGAGCGACCCGCAGCGCGTCGGCAACGGCATCCTCTACATCGTCCATCGTGGCGCGGAGTTGGCCGAGGTCGTTCTCGCTCAAAGCCTCAATAGCCTTGCCCGAGGTCACACCTGAAGCTCGCTTGCCCATCGTGGTCGAGTGGATACCCGACACGTCCATCATCTCGCCGAGCGCCCGCGTCTGAATCTCAAAGAGATGTGGCGGGACTGCCGGGGCAGCCTGCCTTTGCGGCGCCGGGGCGTGCGGCTGGTAGAAGATCGGCTTGCCCGGCTCGTTGGTCAGGTGCCCTG